ACTCTTCGGCTTTAATTAATTTTTATAATTCTGCCTTAAAACCACCCGTTGGGCTTTTATTAAGACATATTTAGTACAAATATACGAAATTATTTTTAATTATACAAGCTAAAACTGAAAAAACTTTTCACTTTTTATTTTTTCTAGTTGTAATCTGTAAATTACACCTGGTATTATACCTGTTTCTTTTGAATTCCATTGTATATCTGAATCGTACTTGAATCCATATCTTTCATAGAATTTACGAGCCCTTTCGTTGAAAGCTCGAACAGTTAATAATATATTACCAGCTTTTTTTGATTTACAATATTCTACAAATTCATCTAATACCTTTTTAGTTGAACCCTTTTGGGTTTGGTCTGATGCTATTTGGTGAATAATAAAATCATTTGTTTTCTTTATTGTTGTTGCATTTCGAGATAGTTTACCACCATGTGTATATTGTGTAAATGTAATCATTACACCATCTTGTAAAACTAAGTTACCTCGTTTGATTCTTTTAACAAGTTTGAATCCTTGTTTGTACATATGAGGAAATATATCAGGATACATATCGATAATAGCCATTGTATCTTCAATGACCTTATCCATCTCTTCACCTTCTTCTTTTATATGAACTACATTTAACCCCAAAACTTCTTTATATTTAAATCATCTTTATACTGAAACTGATTTTTCAATCTATCTTTTAATGTATCTTTTATTTTTTCTATACCATCTGATGTTCCTGCTCCTTGTGCAAACCAAACTTTCTTTCTCCACAATAACTCATCGGATATTTCTCCTTTAAATGCTTCTCTTAACAATGGTTTCATATGTCCCTTTTCATTTTGGTACAATGGAGGAATGTTTAAAGAGTACTCTACAAATGGTCTCCAAGAGTAAGGAGTTCTAATTTCAACAGTACCACCCCACATCATAGATTGATTTTGTGATGGAAAGTTTCCTTTATGTACATCCTTTATTAATTTTCTTCTTGCTATATCATAAGTTTTAGGTGTATAGTGAAATGCTTGAATGTGACCATAACTACCCCAAATCTCATCAGATAAATCACCAGAAAACACTACTTTAAATCCATGTTTGTTTATTTCTTTACCTAATTTAATAGTTGCAAGTGCACTACCTATATTCTGCCACTTTGTTAATTCAGTTACATATAACGTAGTATCAATTGAATTCATGATTTCATCATTTGTCATATGAATTTCATGTAATTTGATACCAAATTCTTTTGCTGCTATTCTTGCAAACTTTATATCACTACCACCCTCTGTTGTTACTACAAATGCTTCTAATTTAGGATATAACTTAGATAAAAGGTATGTTGTTATTACAGAATCAATTCCCCCACTTAGAAGTGTACAAATAGGAACATCCGAAATCATTTTTGATTCAACCGCTTCTCCTAATAAACTTCTTATATTCTTAATAATAGTATCTCTATCGTGTTCTATTATTTCGTTAGGTAGTTCATAGTAAGTTTTAACACTATGATATAGTGTTTCATAGTTGTATTCAACATATGTACCTGGATAAACTGTCTTTACACTCTTCATGTAAATATCTGATAAAGGTAATCCTTTTTTCTCTGAACAGAATGCTAACTTATTAGTTAATTTATCAATTGAATACCAAAAAGGAAGTTCACCAATATAATCTCTAACTAAATATGCAGTTTTACTTCGTGTATCAATAATACAAAAAGAAAACATACCATCTAAATCTTTGAACGAATCTACACCGAACTCTAAGTAAGAGTTTAATATAATTTCAGTATCAGAAGTTGTTCTGAATGGTATTGTTATTTTACTCTTAAGTTTATCGGTAAGTTTACTTCCCCATAGTTCACCATTATAGACTATACAAACTGTTTTATCTTCGTTCCAAAGTGGTTGATTTGCAAATTCTGATAAATCTTGTATTGATAATCTATTATGAGCAAAGTAGAAATCCCCAACTTTTTCAATAGTTGAGTTATCTCTACCTCTATGTAGTATATTATTCAACCCCTCTTTTATAGAAGAGGAGTTGTAGTTATTTCCACCAATAATTCCACACATATTAAAACGGAGCGTTTTGTGTATCTCTTTCTATACAAGTACTCATATGGTCAGCCCAATGAAGTATAAATTGTATATTTGATTTTAAGTAGTTTTTTGGGTCAAATACTTTGAAATATTTTACATTATCTTCATCATACATACCATCAGTAAGTTTGATTCCAAAATATTCGTTTTCATTGTACTTAATTCCATATTCTTGTAATAAGAAGAATGTTCTATCAGTATGTGTTAGATATGATAGGTCTGAATTACTAACATATATCTTACCTTGATTCTTTACGTGCCAATCAGAAGGATTTGTTACATAATGAACTTTTCCTTTACTTCCTAGTTTTCCTAAATCGTGATGGAATGCTGCAAATAATAATTCATCTTGTGTAAAATCAATAATACCACCTGCTTCTTTGTAGAGTTTCATCATTCTGAGTGAGTTTCTAGCTACATTCATAACATGGTCAATATAACCACCTTCGTATGCATTGTGATAGTTTACGTTTCCACTCGCTGGTGATAACATTAGGTTTGGTCCTAATTCATCCATTGAGTACATATGTAGTAATTTTTCTAATCTTTCACCTTCGAAAGATTTCTTAAGTGCCTCGATGAACTTATTGTAGTTCTCTTCGAGTTGTTTTTCGTTGTATTTATTCATAATTCTTTTATATTTTATATGTGTGTCCAAGTTTTTCTTTTTACTATTTCTTCTACATTCCAAGTAGATACCTTATAGTTACGAGCAATGACATTGGTAGAAAACCCCTTGGAGTAAAGGTCTCTAATTTGCATTACTTGTTCTGTTGTTAGTTTTGACCTAGGGTGAGATTCACCTCGTAACCTATTACTAAAAAACCATAAGGTTTTTGACATAACTTTTTATTTTATTTTTAAACTCTTTCGATTGGAATGGTAATTACAGCATAGCTACTGTCTTGTGGATGTTTTTGTGTGAAATCTACAAAATTTTCTAGTTTCATTCTAAAAGCAACCTCTGTGTTTATATAGTATAATGTATTACCACCATCCATACTACTTAACTTTTTACTTTTACTAAAAGGAACTTTAGGTGTTGCTTTTAATTTTACTTCTTTTTCTTCGGTGTGTACGAATTTAATTCCTGCCATATATTATTATTTTATTATTTACTATGTAAATATACGAAAAATAAATGAGAAATCCAAATATTTTACGATAAATTTTCATTTAAAGCGTTTGTATATGCTAATTCTGATTGAACTCCTACCATTCTTTGTACCTCAACACCATCTTTTTCGATGATTACTGTTGGTACAGAACGTACATGATACTTTTGAGCTACTTCGAATTGTGAATCAATATCCACATTTTCAAAGCTAACATTTGAAAATTTAGTTTTAACGTTTTCCATTAAAGGTGTTAGAACCTTACAAGGTCCACACCATTCTGCATAAAATTTCTTTACTTCTACCATTTTATTTTTTCCTATTAAATTAATTAATTACCCATCACACGCAACACAATCGGGGTCAACCGCTCTCGTTGCTATATCACCTCTAAGAACAGATTCCGTTCTCATGTAGTACAATGTTTTAATTCCTTGTTTCCAAGCTTCCATAGTTACTTGGTTAATCCATTTCGGTGATGCAATGGAAGGGAATGCTAAATTTAATGAAACTCCTTGGTCAATATATTGTTGTCTTACACCAGCTTGTTTAACTAAATCCATTTGATTGATTTCTTTGAAAGTTCTGAAAACATCTTTAACAGGATAAATCTTATCTCTATCTCCATTTTCGATTTCATTACAAAGTACCATTTTACCATCTAAGTAACACCACTTATCAAGTTCTTTAATACCTTGAACAGAACCACCATCTTCCATTATCTTATCCCATGTTTCTTTATTATTAACACCTGCTTTTCTTAGAACCTTTACTAACTCATTGTTCTTTCTAATGAAAGTTCCTTTTGCAGTTTGTTCGGTGAATACATTCGCCGCCCAAGGTTCAATACCAGCAGATACATTTCCAGCTAATTTAGAGTTACTAACTGTTGGAGCAACTGCTCTTAAGTGAGTGTTTCTAAATCCACTTTCTCTACACCATAGAGGTTCACCATATTCTGATGCCATATCTCTTGATGCTCTTTCTGATTCTATCTTTAACTGAGAAAAAATCTTACGAGTTTCAAATTGAGCCTCCATACCTTCAAATGGAATACCATTTTGTTGTAGGTAAGTGTGCCATCCTAAAACTCCTAATCCTAATGCTCTACCCTTTTCAGCAGATGCAACAGAATTTTCAAATCCTCTCATGTTTTTTGCTTTCTGAATGAACTCAGAAAGTACTCCATCTAAGAACCAAGTTGCAGTATAAACCAAATCAGTATCTCTCCACTCGTTATATTTAGATAGATTTACTGATGATAAACAACAAACAAATGAATGGTTCTCATCGGTGTGTAAAGTAATCTCAGAACATATGTTTGTCATATGAACTTTTAATCCATTTTTTTTGTATGCTTCAGGATTTGCTTTATTAACATTTCCTTTGTACATGATGTATGGTTCACCAGTTGCTTTTCTTTTTTGTAGTAATTTTCCCCACTTTCTTCTCGCATCAGGTTCTCCTTGTTCGAGTTTTCTCATAAACTTATCACCTACAACTGCACATTGGTGTAGATTAAGTGATTGTCTATTTACATCTCCTTTAGGTTCTCTGATTTCTAACCATTCTTCGAAATCTTTGTGGTCAATATTAAGGTTAACAGATGCTGCTCCTCTTCTTACTGAACCTTGATTTGTGGCAAGGATTGTAGAATCGTATATTTTAGCGAATGGTACAACACCATCACTTGTTCCATTACCTGTAATAGTAGCTCCTGCTGGTCTGATTTGGTTAATACCAATACCAACTCCACCACCATGTTTTGCAAGTAACATTAGTTCTAAGTTCTTATTTCCGATATCATATATCGAATCAGCAACATCAATACCAAAACAAGAGATAGGTAATCCCCTATCAGTACCAGTATTTGAAAGAACAGGTGTTGCTAAGTTTAACCAACCCTTCCAAATGTAATCGAAGAACTTTGTTGCCATTTGAGGTTTTTCTAATCTCATTGCAACTCTTGATGCAACTCTCCAATAAGCATCTTTTGGTTTTTCACCGGGTAACAAATATCCATTTGATATTGTTTTAACGTATATTTCTGTATTTGCCCATGATGGGAAATCAACATCAAGTTCCCACCCGAGCTCTTCACCGTAGTTTGTTTTAGCCATAATTTTTTATTTAAAATAAATCACCCCAATCTTCACCTTCGTTTGCTTTGGAGTAATCGGTAGGTCTAACTGCGAAGAAATCAGTATGTGTTAGTCCACCTGTAAGGTGGTAGAACCATTCTAGCTTTTCTGCTTTCGTTTTATCGAATTCAAAACTTGGTTCATAACCTAATTCTTGTAATTTTGTATTTGTTCTTGCTTTAATAAACTCTTTCAAAT